AAGATGAGTTAAGCAATATCGTTTTATTTCCGGTAAAAGAGGATGACCCACGTAATCAGGTTAATTTTCTTTATGAACCATCGGAAAGACCATATTGCCATCACGCCTCTGTCCGGGTTGACGAAAAAGAGCGTCAGGTCCGCTGTAAAATCTGCGGTGCGGTTGTGGAGCCGTTTGACTGGATGCTCTCTGTGGCAAAAAGAGAAACCAGACTGGCAGATGATGTAAGGCTATTGCGCCAGGAGGAACAGGAAAGGCGGAGAAATATAGAAAAGCTGATACAGATTGAGCGTAACGCGAAAGCGCGGATACGCAGGGCGACAAAATCCAGAACTGAATAATTAAATTTAGCACTGTTAAAAATTTAATCCTTAACCGGAGGGATTTCTGCACCCTCAAATCATCAGGAGACCACCCGAAAGGGCGGGGAGCAGTCACACATCTGTTTCCGATAGCCCCGTTCTAATGCTACACTCTTTGATATTTTTATGACCCCAATAAACATATTTATGACAGTTGCTGATTTCAAACGGCCCAAATTGGAGCTCCCAAACGGGGCAAACAAACTACTACTGCACTCTTGCTGTGCTCCATGTTCCGGTGAGGTGATGGAGGCGCTTCAGGCCTCGGGAATCGACTACACCATCTTTTTCTACAACCCGAACATTCATCCTCAGAAAGAGTATTTAATTCGTAAGGATGAGAATATTCGCTTTGCTGAACAACACGGCGTGCCGTTTATTGATGCTGATTACGACACAGACAACTGGTTTGAACGAGCCAAAGGAATGGAATGGGAGCCCGAACGAGGGATCCGTTGCACCATGTGTTTTGACATGCGTTTTGAGCGGACAGCGCTGTACGCCGCTGAAAATGGTTTCAGTGTGATCAGCAGTTCACTGGGCATTTCACGCTGGAAAAATATGCAGCAGGTTAACGACTGTGGGCGGCGAGCCGTCGCGCATTATCCGGGCATGGTGTACTGGGATTATAACTGGCGCAAGCAGGGCGGCTCGTCCCGTATGATTGAAATCAGCAAGCGCGAAAAATTCTATCAGCAGGAATATTGTGGCTGTGTGTATTCTCTGCGCGATACCAATCTACACCGCAAATCTCAGGGACGCCCTCTTATCAAAATTGGTCAACTCCACTACGGTAAAGAAGAGAAGGAGTGATTTTATGGGGCACCTTTCTGATTGATTTCATATTGGCGAGGTAAGTAGAATGACTGCGGGTGCTTGAGGCTATCTGCTTCAGGCATGAACACCAAAAGGCAGATAGAGAAAAGCCCCAGTTAACATTACGCGTCCGGCAAGACGCTTAACATTAATCTGAGGCCAATTTCATGCTTTGCACATGTAGGTTAGCCTCTTACATGCCGAAAGGCAAGGAGAAGCAGGCTATGAAGCAGCAAAAGGCGATGTTAATCGCCCTGATCGTCATCTGTTTAACCGTCATAGTGACGGCACTGGTAACGAGGAAAGACCTCTGTGAGGTACGAATCCGAACCGGCCAGACGGAGGTCGCTGTCTTCGTAGACTACGAATCCAGGAAGTAAGAGTGACCGGGCGGGGAGCTGATCCCATCCCCGCCCACCTCTGATGTGTCAGGCATCCTCAACGCACCCGCACTTAACCCGCCCATCGCTGTGATCTCTCAGCGTTTCGGCGGGTTTTTTGTTGTTTATTTCCGGTGAATTTGATTCGCGCACCTTCGCAGATAGAATCGACTCACTTAAGTAGCGCGCAGGGAGAAGAGGGATGGACCCCGAACAGGGGAGAGCTATTTATCTGGAAGGATTCTGAAGATGAAAATCGAAGAATTGCGTGAAATTTTTAGTGAAAATGGCCTCTATGCTGTGCGCGTTGAGAATGGAGCGATTGTCAGCCATTGCCGCATTAGATGTTTGCAATCTCAACAAAGGAAGAGCGGTGCTGTGTTATTTTATTTTTGTAATGGACTTCTGACGGACGGTTTTATTTTGCGTGAGGACGAATTTGTCACATCATTACGGGTTTTGAAAGAGATTGGTTTTAAGGCTGGTTTTCTGCTTTTGCTGAAGAATAAACTCATCTACAATCTTGAGCAGGATTGAACTCCTGCTGTGTAACACCGTGCCACCGGAGAAAGCCGATGGCACATATACAACTGGTCAAACAAACCTCTTCCGGATTACTTCTCCCGGCGACGCCGGAGAGTTGCGATTTTCTGCATCAAATCAAAATAGGTGAGTGGATACACGCAGACTTTAAGCGTGTGTGTAACTACGCATTCCACAAGCGTTTTTTCAAACTCCTGCAACTGGGTTTCGATTACTGGACTCCGGTCGGTGGGGCGATCACGCCTCGCGAACGAGAACTGCTGTCTGGTTTCGTTGATTACCTGTGCGAATCAGTAGGTCGGGAACATACGCCAGCTCTGAGCGAAGCCGCAGAGCAATATCTGAATACAGTTGCGACACGCAGAACCCGGGATACGGCATTGCTAAAGTCGTTTGAGGCTTTTCGCGAGTGGGTAACCATTCAGGCTGGATTTTACACCGAACATTTTTATCCGGACGGTAGCCGCGGGCGTCGGGCAAAATCCATCGCTTTTGCGAATATGGACGAAACCGAGTTTCAGCAGGTTTATAAATCTGTTCTGAATGTGCTGTGGAACTGGATTCTGTTCCGTAAATTTTCCTCTCCGGAACAAGTCGAAAATGTGGCCGCGCAGCTGCTGGAGTTTGCGTAATGGTGGATTTACGTAAAGCGGCGCGGGGGCAGATGTGCACCGTCAGAATTCCTGGCTACTGCAATCACGATCCGGAAACGTCTGTGCTGGCGCATTACCGACTGGCGGGAACGTGCGGAACAGCGATAAAGCCACACGATATGCAGGCAGCGATTGCCTGTAGCTCGTGCCACGATTTAATCGACGGGCGGGTAAAAACCAGCGATTACACCAAAGAAGAATTACGCCTGATGCATGCAGAAGGTGTTTTTCGCACACAAGAAATCTGGAGAAAGGAGGGATATTTATGATTTACCCAACGAATACAGGAAAAAGCGGAGAACACCTTCGTCTCACCACGCTGGAAAGTGTCTGGATTCAGGGAAAACTACGTATGTGGGGGCGCTGGTCGTATATTGGTGGCGGTAAGACGGGGAATATGTTTAACCTGATGTTGACCTCTAAAAAGCTGACAAAAACGGCAATTAACGAGGCGCTCCGGAGGATGAAAAAAGCAGGTCTGAACAAGTCTGAACTTGAGGCTTTTTTGCGGGATATGATTAACGGTAAGCAAAAGAGCTGGCTGGCGCATTGTACTGATGCAGAGGCGTTATGTATTGATCGGGTCATAAGTGAGGTGCTGGCAGAGCATCCAGGATTGATTAGCGTCCTTCGGCAACGGTATGAGGGGCGGGGGATGACCAAACGCAAAATGGCTGAACTGCTGAATGATGCACACCCGAAATGGAGTTTAAGAACCTGTGAAAGACGCATTGAGCATTGGCTAAAGGTGGCAGAATTTATTTTGTACAAACCAATGGTTATGGCTTTTGGTATAGAGAAAAAAGTTATTGCTTTTTGACGTAAAAACTGCTTCAATTCTTGTACGCTTCGCAAAGCTGTACCGCGAGGCGAATAGCAGACATGGACATTTGAAAGAGCCCGCTTTATGCGGGTTTTTTTATACCTGAAAAACGGCACAGGACGTTAAACGTGCTGGTGGTCAGATGAGTTTGCAGATGTGATGACATATGGTTATTATTCTGCCTCCGGCCCTTTAGCTCAGTTGGTCAGAGCGAGCGACTCATAATCGCCAGGTCGCTGGTTCAAGTCCAGCAAGGGCCACCAACCACCACTAGCTCATCCGGATAGAGCATCAACCTTCTAAGTTGACGGTGCGAGGTTCGAGTCCTCGGTGGTGGGCCAGCGCCGACTTAGCTCAGCAGGCAGAGCAACTGACTTGTAATCAGTAGGTCACCAGTTCGATTCCGGTAGTCGGCACCATATGCGGGCATCGTATAATGGCTATTACCTCAGCCTTCCAAGCTGATGATGCGGGTTCGATTCCCGCTGCCCGCTCCAGCGAGATTTGAGACGAAGGTTGTTATTTGCACTGACACAATATTGTGTGGGAATGTCTGACTCCTTACCATCTCCTGTTCTGTGATGTTGTTTTGTTGCAGTTCCAGTGCTCTTTTTTCAGCACCAGAATGGTGCATTGTCGGTCAGGTTACGTAGTGAACCTCTGGCAGGGGACTGATGATTCATCATTCTGGTGTTGTAAATATCTCTTCGGACAACTTACAAAATATTCTAAGCAAACCCCGGGAACACACTCTTAACTGCCTTGGCTGGCGGTTTTTTGTACAGCGCTCGGTATGTGTGAGCTGGAAATCAGATTTTGCATGGACTGGAATCATGCTGTTATTTAGGGGCGAAGAACTGGCTTTTTCTTCCGCCTTCTCACCAGTAACGATTAGAAAAATAATGAAATGCCCCCCTCCGGGGAGGAGGACCGTAGAAAAAAGGACCCGCCAGCAAAAACATTGGGGATGAACAGCTTTCGCTACTCAGATTGCTGGCGGGTAAAGTTCCTCATGAATTAAGAATGCTACGCGATCTTTTTTAATGGAAATGAAAATTATTGTCAATTAGTCGTGCGTGTTTTTTCATACAATATTGGTAAAGGTGATTCAGGCCATCAGAGTTTTGCTGATGGCCTTTTTTCTTTCCGATAGCACAGGTCTGTCGGGGGGCGGGATATGTATCAGATGGAAAAAATATCAACAGGCATTGCCTACGGCACCTCCGCCGGCAGTGCCGGCTACTGGTTTTTGCAGTGGTTGGATCAGGTCAGTCCATCACAGTGGGCTGCGATTGGTGTGCTGGGAAGTCATAAGCGTAAGTGGATTTGCCCCTATATTTCCAGACATCTGTTTGAGGTGTACTGGCAATAGCGGACACTACCATTTGTTCTTTTTTTA